CGGTCTAATAACATATCTCTTAATACAAGCAGCGTAAGTATCGGAAGTGTCAAGGAATAGCTTATAAGCCTCCTCTTTCGTTATTTTATCGCCTTTCTTTATAGGGTGTCCGTTAGCGTATTTAGTTGAGCCAATCCCTATAGTCCAGACTTGAGCTGGGCAAAGGTAAGCATCTAATTTTAATCCTTCAAACTCAACTAATAGCTTTAATCCTTCTTCGCTTATTTGTGCCATAAGAAATCCTTAATAAAAGTTACTCCTGTAATCGTAAGTATAAAAGCACCAATTCTTATTGCCCAATTTATGACAGTATTATAATCCCTTACTTCTTGAACGCTTTTTTCAGTATCTTCTAAAGCATCTTCGATTGTTTCTAATCGTTGTAAGATACCATTTCTATTTAGCTTTGAACCTGTGATAGCCTGGCTTATCATTTCTACATTAATTGATAATGTCTTTAATTGGTCGTTTATTTCTTTTAACTCATTCATTATTCTCCAGCTTCTTGTATGCTACTTGTTTGACTACCTGGTTGTCCTTGACCTGCTCCTGTATCTTCTTTAGTAGTTGACCAAGAACGGAAACCTGTTTCTAATTTATCAGTTTGGCTTTGGTGTGTGGTTATGTTTGTTTTATTTGATACATAATCAAAAGATGCTTCGTGCATAAAGTGTAAGCCTTGCGCTAAAGCAATATTAAAGACTTGCCCAAAAGATATATCCTTACCATAAACATTACCTGTAAATTTCTGCCAGGTAGCTTGATAAAAAGATAAGATTGAACGAGTAATACATTCTTGCATCGGTCTGCCTAATATAAGTTCTGAAGCAGTTTCCCAAGGTCTTAACCATCTATTAGAATTTTGGATTAAATTTAATTCTCCGCCAGTATCGTATCCAATAAAGTCTTCAATTATTTGTGATTCCGATTTATTAGCTATACCACCGTGATATTGACCTTTATCTATTTTATAAGTATTTGAGAATGGCTTAACTAAAGTAGAATCGTTAGGAATATTAGTAGCATTATAAATAAATCCTTTTGTATTTTTATATCCTTGTGGAATAATACTTACCTTAATATCATCAAAATAAGTTTGATGTACATTAGCCGTATCAAAACTTCTTTGTGGTCTTAAAACTAAAGTACCAAACTCATATAAAGTAGTACCATCACTTAAGCTATTTTGGTCAAATTTAGATAAGCATTTATATTTCATCCACCTACTTTTATCACTCATAAAGATAGGCATTCTAAATACTGCATTCCATAAAGCAGAAGTTACAACACTATAATAAGTACCTGTTGAATCTAAATACCTTGTATTTGATGTACTTGGTGTACCATCTTTAGATTTAACAAATGCTATATTAATACCATCCCCGTCTGTGTGTGAATCATCAAAATAAACAGAACACTCTACTTTAATAGCAAAGAAATTATAAAATCCAAAAGGAGAAATATTATTTGTAAGCCTAAAAGTATTATATAAATAAATATCAGTATTTAAACCACCTGTAATATCTTCATTTTCTATTACTGATAAAATTCTATTATCAAATGGTCTGTCATCTCCTGTTGCATTAGCAAAATCAAAAGGACTTTCAAGCTGCCAATTAGTTGGTGTAGTAGTTGTTGTTGCGTAATCCTTAAAGAATCCGTAGTTATTAATTAAATTTCTTTCGTAGTATGGATAGTTAAATTGAACATTTGTTAATCTTTTATTTAATGTTACTACCTGATTTACATCAGACCATTTAACATTACCTGAATTACCAATAGAAGAGTAAAAATCAAAAGTATATTCACTTATGTAAGTTCCGTCAATATCGTATTTTAAACCATTTTGAAACTTTTGTTTAATAGATATATTATCAATTAAAAGATAACCTGTTGAATCATCGTTATTATTATAGAAATATACTCTTGGAGAACCTATTGTAAGGCGATTATATTCAAATTCATAATAAACCCACTCATTAGTAGCTGTTGTAGTAAATACATCTCCAACACCATCTATATTTACTCTTACTACTGCATTAGGAAAAGTGTTTTCAAAATTCTTTGCCCAAAAAGAAATTGTATATAAAGCAATTTGAAAAGGTATAGTTTGTCTTACATAAGAAGTATTATCTCCAAAGATTTGAGGGCATTGACTTCCATTTAAACCATCTGTTGTATTATTTAAAACATCACCATTTGTAGTCCAATATTGATATAATGGAGGTAAAGCACCATTTACACTAAATGTACCATCTTTAACTAAATCGTTTACCGCTAAATCGTTAATAGCAACCACATACCAAGTAGCATCTTTATTCGATTGATAAACAACACAACCTAAAGATTCCATTAATGTACCTAAAAGAAAATAACAATCCTTTGGCTCAAATGTTGCCCAATCAACTGAAGAATATTCCGATAGCTTTAAGTTTGCAAGATTAACAAGTGTACTATCTATTTTAAATTGACTATAAAAAGCCACATCTAATTCACTTCCAGTCTTTTTTAATAACCTACAAACAAAGTCATTAACATCTATACAAGTATCAACACTTGTGTCATTGTATAAAGCGTAGTAATCTTCTCTTGTGTATTTAATATCCTTTAAGACTGCAATATTATCAGTAGCAGTTAATTGTAAATAGTATTGTTCTTGCCATTCGTATTGGATAACATCAGGCAAAAGAAAGCCTACCCATTTTAAAGTTTCAGTTACTCCGTTAGTTTCGTAAAGGCTTACTTTAAAAGTATATTCATCACTATCAAAAAAGAAATCAGAAGGCTGAACAGTAGAATCGTAAGGAATGAAACATTTAATATCGGCATAAGAAGCTCTAATAGGAGCAAAGATATTATCTTTATTGGCTTTATAATTTAATACAAACGCACTATCCTGTGCTGGGATTAACTCTATTACATCGTAAGGTTCTACGGTAGCTTCTTGTTTCTCAAACTTTACTTGATAATACAAATCAGTACCTACTTGGTCTAATCCCTTAAATTGTAGATTATAAATATGATTGTAAGCCATTATACCACCCTTGAATTTTTAATTGCTTCGTTATTTAATAATAATCTCATTTTATCTCCCATAATGTCTATTTGATAGCCACCTTGACCAAATGAATTAGAAGGCATTGCTATCATAGCACTTTTTGGTTTACTTGATATTGCAAATGGATTGAATCCTAATCCACCCATATTTTTAGCAATTTCTCCTATTTTTTGTAAAGCATTCGCACCACCACCAGCACTTGCACCACCTGTTAAAAAAAACAATATTGTTGCTGCTACAATAGCTGCTGCAATTTTTATCATTAATCTTTTTAATCCATCTAAAATACCTTGAAATGCATTCTGTCCGCCATCAATCATTGTGGTAAACATTTGCTCAAATCCACTTTGTAAAGTACCCATTAATAAAGTTGAGTACCCTAATATAGTATTTTGTTGCTCTAATAAAGCATTTAGTTGTGCTTGTTTTGCTAAATCTTCATCTCTTATTTTAAAATTAGGGTCTTTTAAACCTCCTAAATTTACTGCTGTATTTGGAATTTGACCTATACCTTTTGTAGGCGCTATAAAATCAATAGGTTTTTCAATTATTCGTTTGGTTTTTTTGGCTTCTGCTGCAATCGCTGCATTTTTAGCAGCTAAATCTTTTTGCAAACCTGCCATTTGAGTATTAGCAGCATTACGAATATCTTTATAAGCATTAAAATAAGAAAAAGCAACCTCTCTATTGTGTTCATCTGTTTCATTCAACATCGCTTGTTGATAAAACTCCAAATTCGTTTGGATATACTTTAATTGATTATTTAATTTATCAACATTATTAATACTACCTATCTTGGATAATTCTGCATTATAATTAGCAATAACGGCTCTTTGCTCGGTCATATTAAGACCTTCCATTGCAAATTGTTGTTTCTTAAGGTCTAAATTTATAATCTCATTGAAATAACTTAATGCCTTTTGTAACAAACCAACAAATGTAAATAATACACCTCCGTTTATTTGTCCGATTGTAGTTTGTAATTGTGTAAACGAATCAGATACATTGGAAATTCTACCTCCTAAAGTACCTGATATTTTTTCCATTGAACCCGTAACACCTTCAGCAGCACCCAAAGATAAAACATAACCTCGAATAGCTTCAGAAGTATTATCTACTTGTGTTTGAATTCCCTTAAATGTGAATGTAACTTGGTCTCCAGCAACTGCTGCTCTTACTCCAAATTCCTTTAAACGCTCAAATTCGCCTGTCTGCGCATCTAAAATTGCTTCAGCTAATTGGTCAAAGGATTTGCCAGTAGAACTCGCTAAATCGCCTAATAATCGCATTTGTGTAATATTAGGAGTAAAGCCTTGATTTGCTAATTTAACAAACGCTCCTGTTAATTCATTTATTTGAAATGGAGTAGTAGCAGCAAACTCTTGTATTTGTGATAATGCTAATTGAGCAGCAGAACTGCTACCCAAAGTATTTGATAAAACCGCTTCAAATTTTTGAAACTCTGATGTTGCAGCTATAACACCTCTACCAAAATTAACGATAGAACCAACTGCAAAAGCACTAGCAACAATACCACCAACTTTAGAAGCAGTAGAACCTATTGCATCAAAGTCTTTTTCAGTATTTTTAGCAGCGTTATTAGTATTGGTATTAAATTTAGATATTTCTTTAGATGCGCTATCTAAACCTTGTTTAAGACCTTGTATTTGTGCTGATAACTCAACTATTAATTTCTCGTTTGCCATCTTTTAACTTCTTTAAGATTTCTTGTTTTTCTTCATTTGATGTTAACTTTTTTGGCACTCTATTCATTATAGCAAACTTATCTGTCCATAGTGGCATTATTTCTTTAGGCTTTTTCATTTGGCTCTTTTTAGATACATTAACATTGTTAATATAGCATAAAGTTGACCTTGTGTGTTCCCACTGATTTGCCTCTTTTTTAAAGAAATTAAATAGTAACCTTTGATAATTTGCCCAAGTCATATCCTCGAACTCATCAGGCATTAAACCAACTTCGCCAATCGCAAAGTCGATTATATCATCCCAAGTTACTTTTTTTTTATACCTTCTTCGCCACTTGACATTGCCTTAAATCCGTTTTGGATGTATTGGCTACTTTCTAAAGATTTTGTCCAAGCATCAATAACTATTTGAATGTTTGATAAATCCATATCATCAATCCAATTAGTAACATCGTCTAAAGTAACATCAAATGTTCTTTTACTTATTTTATAATAATTCTTTAACCCACAGTAAGTAACATCTCTAACGAAATCAATCATTTGATAGTCAATATCCAACTGTTTAGTTTCTCCAGCATCAGTTGCCGTAAGAACATTATAACTCATTAAAGCGTAGTTACCGAACTTTAAAGTCCTAACCTCGCCACCCATTGTAATTTCAATAAGTCCGTTCATAGTTTGTTTGTTTTAATTATGCAAATGTTAATGCGCCTGTTCCTGTTATTTCAATAGTATAAGTAGCAACATCTTCCATTGGACCAGATACTTCAAAAGAAGAAATGTAACCACTTTGAGAAAATGTACTAATGCTATTTGTAAACTTAACAGATAATAATGTTCTATTGTTATAAGCATTAAAAATTTCAGTAAGGTCATATTTAGAAGGCGATGAACCATCTGTAAAATCTGCTAATCCTTCTCCTGAATAAGTTACATCTCTTAAGCCTGGCATTACTGATTTCCATCCACCACTTTCTTTAGAAGTAGTATCAAATAAATCTGCATTTGCTGACATCGTACAATTTGTTAATTGCACCAAAGTTTGTTCTGAACCCGAAGTACCTAATTTAAGTAATTGAGCCGTTCCGTTGTAAATTGCCATATTATTATTTTTTAATTGTTAATTAATCTGTTATTTCAAATGTTCCTGTAAATGATACGGTATAAGTTACCACATCTTCCATAGGAGCGTTAATTTCTATACTTGCAACATAAGCCAATCCAATATAATAGCCTAAAGGTATTACAGAATTTACTATTCCAATATTGATAGGTGTTTTAGCATCGTAAGCAGCAAATAAAGTAGTTATACCTAAATCAGCTACTCCTTCATCAAAGTTTACTAAAGCATCAGCCGTAAAGGAGAAATCTCTCAAGCCTGGTAATGAAACTGAATAACCGCCATCTTGCTTACAAGTAGCATCTATCATAGCATCATTCATTGTAATAGTTACATTTGTTTGACACATTAACGGAAAATTCGTATCTGCATCGTAAATTAATATATCCGAACCGTTTAATACGCTCATATGCCCTGTTGTATTTTAAATGTAAATCTTATTAATCTTCTCACTAAAACTCCTGTATCTACCAATTGTTCAAGTGTATTTGTACTCTCCATTAGTGTTCTGATTACATACCAATCAGGTAATAAATCTAAATACCCATCTTGCCTTGTTCTAACTAACTCAATCACTTCGTTTGATATTCTGTCCGATAGTAATTTACCACCAAAACTATTGTCAAACCTAGTTCCCACTTCAATTAAAACGCTCACTTCTTGACCGTATGCTTGTTTACTGCCTTCGCTTAA